GAAGCCGCGTGTCGCAGGTTCGCATCCTGCTTGCGGTGCACATGCAGAAGGCCCCGGGAATCCCCACCGGGGCCCTGCTGTCTACCGCAAGGCTACCAGCGACGCCGTGTTCCACAGCGCCTTGCACGAGGGGCAGAAGGTCACCTCGCAGGCCATCTGCACCACCAGCTCGCCCCCGCAGTCCGGGCAGCGCATGATGAAACTTCCGCCCACCGTGCGGGGCGGGCGGAAGCGCTTGGGTCGGGCGGTCATCTATCTCCCGGGTACGGGCCCGATGCCATGATCCTCGCCGCACGCACAGGCCCAGCGCGGTCCGGCGTGCCACAGGCCATGAACCTTGAGCGGCTCCGGGAAGCCCGGCGCATCCCCGCCGCAGCGCCAGTGCCCCTTCCAGGCGTCCAGGCGCTGCAGGGCCTCGTTCTCAGTGAGCGACCATGCGTGGTCCTCGGTGCTCACAGACCCTCCTCGCCGTCCAGGTCGGGGTACACGTCGGGGTACACGTCGGGCTCCTCGTGTCCGCAGCTGCAGCACCGCCCGACCGAGTCCTGGCCGCCTGCCGGGATCTCGTACTCGACGCGCTCCTGGTGCCCGCTGGCGCAGGCCGGGCACGGCGCGTCGAAGGTGCGCACCGATCCGCCCTGCGGCAGGCTTTCGACGGCGGTGGCGTGGTTCTTCGCGCACTGTGGGTTGGGGCAGATGCCGATCATGGGCGCTCCTCTACCAGATGCCCAGCACCGCCAGACGCCGGTTGATCCCGCGCCGGAAGGACTGGATGGACGCGTACTGCGCCACTAGCATCCCGCGTTCCCGCTGGGAAGCGCTCTTGATCTTGCCCGTGATCGCGCGCAGCTCGCGGCCGAGGGAAAGCCACTCGCAGCGCAGCGAGAATCGCTCGGACTGCATGCTCTCGCGCTCGATCAGCGCGCGCGCGTCCCGATGTGCCCCGCTGCCCCTGGAAAGCTCCCAGCGAGCCTCCTGGCGCCCCTCGACAACAGCGCGAAGTTCAGCCGGATCCACTCCTGCTTCCCGCGCCCCCATCCAGTCGGCCACCAGGCTGGCGTCCGGGGCGCTGCCGCTCTTGGGACTGCGAAGCACGCAGCCCAGGTGCGCGATAGCCAGGTTGGAGTCGTCCTCACCCATCCCCGCCTCGATGTGCGTGACGGCCGGATGCTTCCCGTTCATCCCGGTGGTGGGGGCGACCACGTCCAGCAGGTACCCGTAGAAGGGCGCTGCGGCCCAGAAGTTCTCCCGCCCCCGGCCCGCAGCCCCTGCCCAGCTCTCCAGCGCCGCGATGACCTGCGCGTTCGCCGCGCGCTTCTCGCGCTTGCGGTAGAAGGGAACGTCCATCGCCCGTTCGCGCAGCGCCTCATACGCCCGCCACAGCTCGTTGGCCTCGCTCAGGCCCGAGTGCGGCCACGCCTTGATCGCGGCGCGGGCGCGCATCAGGTCCCCGTCCACCCACGCCGCGATCCGCTCGTCCACCCCGGTAGAGAGGATCTCGCGCGCCGCTTCCAGCAGCTCGGCCGGGATCCTGGGCAGCGTGCGCCAGACGTGATCCACGTCCACGTGCTCGCGGCACACGCAGCAGCGCCATCCGTCGCGCGCCCCGATGCGGTCGCGCTGCGCCTTGCTCGCCATGATCATTCCCTTTCCGCGCGCTCCCTGCGCTACGTGAGTAGCGTAGCATAATCCCCCGGGCAGCACACCCGGGGGACCGGAAAGCAGCAGCTCAGCAACCGTAGGGACGCGGGAGCGAGGCTATGAGCGCGTTGATCTGGGCGTCCGTCATCGAGGCCGGGTCCACCCCGCCCAGCGCCGCCAGCTGCTCCTGCGCCAGCATGTCGGTGCATGCGGAGTCGGCGGGCGGCGGATCCACGATGGCGTAGCGCGGAACGCTGGCCGCGATCCGCGAGCTGGTGTAGCTGATCCACGAGGCCGCGTCGCCCGCCGAGTATCGGGCGTCCTGCGACAGCGCGCCCGCCACCAGGGTGACGGACATGGCCAGCGGGCCGATCAGGGATGCGGCGATCAGGGCGTGGGGGCGGTAGGCGGAGATCTTCACAGCGGTCCTTTCGTCGGAGAAGCGATGCAAGAGCATCGTAGCATAGGACTTTTGAGAGCACACGGGGCAGGGATCTGACCAGCGCTGACGCGAAAACGGGTGAGGATCGGTCACCGGCCGGGAAGAAGAAATGAGCGCGTAGGGTGATTTCCATGCGCTTGCATCAGGACGCTCGCCAAGAGATCCTGTGATGGACTGGGCGAGACTGATGGGGGGAACTATGCCACTTCGGGCTGACGACCCACCCGGCAAGCAGCTAGCCGCCCGTGAGCTGGACCAGCAGGTCGTCGATCTCAAGCGCGAGGGCCTGACCTTCGTGCAGATCGGCACCCGCCTGGGCAAGTCCACCACCCAGATCCACCGCATCTTCCACCGCGCCATCGCCGCTATCCCCGTTCCGGCGGTCGAGGCGTTCCGCGAGCAGCACCTCGCCCGCCTGGAGCTGATGCGCGAGCACTGCCTGGACGTTCTGGGCGCGAGCCACTGGACCGTCAGCCACGGCCACGTGGTCAAGCTGGAGATTCGGCGCGTGGACGGCAGCATGTCCAACGTGCCCCTGCCCGACTCCGGTCCCGGCATGGCCGCGATCGACCGCCTGCTGAAGATCGAGCAGGAAGAGGCCAAGCTGCTCGGGATATACCCGGATGCCCGCTTCTCGGTGGAGACCACGGTCAACTACCGGGTGGAGGGCGTGGACATGAGCAAGCTGACCTGATGACCCGCACGCTGTTCTCACCCAATGCGCGCCCCGAGTCGGTGGAGCACGCATACGAACCCAGGGGAGCAGCGCTTGCCGCGTTCGAGGAGCGCAGCGACGAGCTGCTGCTGGCAGGTCCGGCGGGCACCGGCAAGAGCAGGGCCTGCCTGGAGAAGCTGCACCTGCTCGCACTGCTCAACCCCGGCATGCGCGGCCTGATGGTCCGCAAGACCCTGGTGAGCCTGAAGGCGTCCGGACTGGTCACCTGGCGCGACAAGGTGACCAAGGAGGGTCAGAAGTACAACGTGGTGCGCTACCACGGGGACAGCGGCCAGGAACCGGCCCAGTACAGCTACGGCAACGGCTCGGTGATCGTGGTCGGCGGCATGGACAAGGCCACCAAGATCATGTCCACCGAGTATGACGTGATCTACGTCCAGGAGGCCACCGAGCTGACCGAGGACGACTGGGAGATGCTCACCTCCCGCCTGCGCAACGGCCGCGTCTCCTTCCAGCAGCTGATCGCCGACTGCAATCCGGCCCAGCCCACCCACTGGCTCAAGGCGCGCGCGGACAAGGGCCTGCTGACCATGCTGGAGTCGCGGCACGAGGACAACCCGGTGCTGTGCAACGCGGACGGCACCAGGACGGCCGCTGGCATCTCGTACCTGGAGAAGCTGGACCGCCTGACGGGAGTGCGCCGCGACCGCCTCTATCGTGGGGTGTGGGCCGCTGCGGACGGCCTGATCTACGACGAGTTCGACCCCGCGATCCACCTGATCGACCAGTTCGAGATCCCGCAGGAGTGGGACAGGTACTGGGCGATCGACTTCGGATACACCAATCCGTTCGTCTGCCAGTTCTGGGCGCAGGATCCGGACGGCCGCCTGTACCTGTACCGCGAGGTCTACATGACCGGCCGCACAGTAGACCAGCACGCGGAGAAGATCGCGAAGCTGGTGATGAGGCAACCGACCAAGAAAGAGGGCGACTGCTGGCGCGGGGCGTGGAGGGAGCCTCGGCCGCGCGCGGTGATCTGCGACCACGACGCCGAGGGCCGGGTGGTCTTCGAGCGGGCGATAGGCGTGAGCACCAAGAGCGCCGAGAAGAAGGTCCATGAAGGAATCCAGGCGGTACAGCGCCGCCTGCGCAAGGCCGGTGACGGCAAGCCGAGGATCTTCATCCTGCGCGACGCGCTGGCGGAGAAGGACAAGGTCCTGGACGAGCGCAAGGCCCCGACGTGCACCGAGCAGGAGGTCACCGGGTACATCTGGGGGCAGTCCACTAGCGACCAGCTCAAGGAAGCGCCGGTCAAGAAGGACGACCACGGGATGGACGCCATGAGATACCTGGTGATGGATAGGGACTTGGGCCGCCGTCCGCGCTACCATTCGTTCACGGTGTGAAGAAAGGGGAGTGGCGCATGTCGGCGATAGATCAGACGCAGGTCACAAACCGTCCCGCCTCCCGCAAGCCGTTTCCCCCGTTCACCCTGGCGCTCACCCTGATGGCCGCAGCGCTGGCGCTCGGCGCGCGCATCATCGCTCCCCACAAGGCGTCCCTGGCCAGCCTGTGGTCCATCCCGCTGACCGTACTGGGCATCGGCGCGATCGACACCGGGGTGTTCCTTGCCAGCGCGGTGGCCGGGTGGATCGTTCTCGGCCTGTCCCTGGTGCTCCTGGAGCACATGATCGCGGACGAGCGATGAAGTCCGGCCTGCGCGAGATGCGCATCTATCGCAACGCCCTGCGTTCCGCAGCCCCCCCCGTTCCGATCGGCGGCTCGGGCCGCTATAGGAGCGGCCACAGCTTCAACCTCGGCGTGGGGCGCCAGGACCGCGAGACGATGATGCGCCAGTACGGGATGTCGGGGACCGTACATGCCGTCGTGGGGCTACTGGCAGAGGCATCCGCCACCCCCACGTGGCACCTGTACAAGAAGCAGCCGGTAGACGGCCGCCGCCGGTACTCCACAGCCGACCGGGGATCGGACCAGCGCATCGAGGTGGTCCAGCACGCGGCCATGCAGCTGTGGGACAACCCGAACACCTGGAACTCCGGCTTCGAGTTCCGCGAGGGCACCTGGCAGCACCTGGAGCTGACCGGTGAGACCTTCTGGGTCCTGGACGTGGAGGCGGGATTCCCCACCGGCATGTGGTACGTGCGTCCCGACCGGATGGAGCCGGTATCGGACCCGCACGGCTCGCTGATCGGCTGGGTCTACACCGGAGAGAACGGTGAGCAGGTGCCGCTCAAGGCCGGTGAGGTGATCCTGGAGAAGTACGCCGATCCGCTGGACCCCTATCGGGGGCTTGGCCCCGTGCAGGCGATCATGCCCAATATCCAGCAGCAGCGGTACGCCACCGAGTGGCAGAGAAACGTGTTCCTGAACGGCGCGGACCCAGGTGGGATCATCACCGTGCCGAACCATCTGGAGGAGCGTGAACTCGACGAGCTGGTGGATCGCTGGCGCGAGTCCCACCGGGGAGTCGCACGGGCTGGTCATATCGGAGTGCTTGAAGACGGTATGACCTACACGCCCACCGGCAGCAGCAACAAGGACATGGACTACGTCCAGTTGCGCCTGACCAACCGCGACGAGATCCGCGAGGCGTGGCGTATCCACCCGGCGATGCTGGGCACCTCGCAGGACGTCAACCGCGCCAACGCGCAGACCGC